AAAAAATAGCCTAAATAGGCTGATTCGATGTGTTTGCGGGAAAAAAATCGGCCCAGATCCGCGAAATTTTAATCAGCGTGTCAGCTTGGGAAGTAATGACCTGCTTATTCGCACCTTCCCTAAGTCCCTGTTTTGAGAATTTAATACCCTGTTGTTAAGTTCATTGATTTTATTCATGAGGTTTTTTAGTTCCCCATTTCTTTTAAGCCTGAACTCCAATATATCATGGATGTTTACACTTTCATCAGGCTCTGGAATTGCATTTATCAAGGTAAATAACTCACCACTATCCGGAGCAACCTCATTGCTATTCTTAATCAATACTTTGTCAGCCTCACTAGCAATAAAATTTATATCTTTACGCGCAAGTGAATCCATCATAAATTTCATATTTGAATCATATAAAATCGTAGCTAAAGCACCACCACCATTAATAGGCAACATTACCTCAGTAAATAACCCTTCCATTTTAAGTTCTGGAACGCCAGGAGTTTCTTCATTAGAAATATTAATTAGATTGTTGTTTGTGGTAATAATTTTATCCCAGTAAAGAGCGTTTATTAAAAGCTTCCTGTAATTTAAATTTGATTGAGCTATATGAACACTGTTTGTATTAGCATTAATAAACATATCAGGAAACATTAAAACATGATTTTCCATTTATTCACCCATAGTATGTGTAGTAATAAAAAATAATTTGCAACTTTATTAGTTTGAATGACATGAGTAAACGTTAATACCCATAAAAATACAATAGAAGTTTTTTTACTATGGTTCTATATAAAAATAAAGAAAAACCGCAAAACAACTCATAAAGAGATTGATTTTACCTAATAAACAAAATAAGATTACCAAAATGGTAAATTTACAACCCATTTCCCTTGTGCCATAGTGATCGGGCATCGGCAAAATCCGGTGCCGGGATTGGCGTCCCGGATAACTAAACGGCGCACAACACGCGCACTGCGTGTTTTTTTTGTGCACGCGCTCTGACGCACCTATCCAATGGTGGGCTGGGCGGGGGTCCGAAAGGACGCCGGTATCCGTTTAGGCCGGTACGCCAACTCCGTTCAGTTCACCACCAGTAATTGGCGTTGCGGTGGTGATAACTCTACTAAGCGGGGTATCACAATGAACACCAAACCTTCCATTTTCAATTTCGAATCAGACTCAGCTATTCGCGCCATTATGATCGATGGCAATCCTTGGTTTTTTGCATCCGATGTTTGCCGCGCGATTGGCATCGCAAACCATCGTGATGCAGTTCGCAAACTTGATGATGACGAGAAGGGCGTCGGCTCAACCGACACCCTTGGTGGTGAGCAAGAATCAGTTATCATCTCCGAGTCTGGCCTCTACACCCTTATCCTCCGCTGCCGCGATGCGGTGACGCCGGGCACCATCCCCTACCGCTTCCGCAAATGGGTAACCAGCGAGGTGCTGCCGCAGATCCGCAAGACTGGCCGCTACGTTCGGGAAGAACTCTCCCAGGCTGATAAAGCCCGCATGCTGGCGCAGGAGATGACCAGCAGCATGTTGCCGGCGATCATGGATGCATTGCAGGTCGAGCAGAAGCGCTACACCTTCCCTCTTAACCGACGCTATCAGGATCACATCCATTCACCTGATGGCCTGCGTGAACTGGCGAAAAGCTCAATGGTGATGAAGCTGCTCCGCGAACTCGATGCTGACGGGCATGACGTATCCGGCGCGGCGGCGGAGGTCACGGCCATGCTCAGCTACATTGTTGGTATCGGCGCCGTACTGCGCGACATAGAGACGCATGCTCAGTACGTGATGGCTAAGGCCAAGGGTTACTGAGACTGTTGGCGCAGGGAAGCGCCTTTAAAATAATTCTTGACGGACTTCATGGGTGGCTTAAGATTACCGTATTGGTAATTCAACCATGTGTTGAGTATCCGCTTGCATTAACGTTTGTTAGAGGTATGTATGAGCAGAAGATATAGCAAAGAGCTGGCTTTAGAGTCAGGGAGCCCTTTGGGTATCGCTCCTCGCTCTGACTACTCCGGCTTTGTGAAAAGAGACTCATCAACCGGCAAGTTCCTCGAACAAGATATGCGGGTGGTCGGTGATGACTTACGTAGGTCCGCAACGACCATTTATAAAAAGTACATCATAAAAGATGGGAAAAGAGTTGATGCCCCTCAAGGAAAGATGTTTGCCGTAACTCTACATAAGGAAGGTCTTGATGCTGCCGGAACACCAAAATCAAGTTCCCCAAGATACGACAAATACGCCAGACTTTACTGGCAAACAAAGCGATAACCCCGAATTTGAAGAAGTCGAGGAAGATCTAAGTAAAGAGATCATTGAACATCCGGATGCTTTTTCGCGTGTGCTCGACAGGCCTGAAATTCAAGAAATCGTTGTTGCTCACCACGCATTTCAAGGCCCGCTACCTCCTCCATATCTTTTACGTGGGTATCAGGAAATCTTACCTGATGCCCCCGAGCGTATCTTTCAACTAACGGAGAGAGAATTTGCTCACAGGCATAAGATGGAGGAAAAAGCACTTGATGGCGCCATCAACAGGGATAAAAGAGGACAGCACTACGGTCTAGGCGCTACAATCTTTACCGTCGGTTGTGCCACCGTCTTAGGCCTGACCGGGCATGAAGTGTTGGCAGGAACGGTCATCGGCATAGTAGTTGCAGTAGCTTGTATTTTTGTTCTTAGGCAAAAACCAATCATCAAAAAGAAGCCAGAGAATAACGAAAAACCTGATGAAGAATAGCCCGGGCCACGGGCTTTTTGATGGATGAAATCTGAGCACAGCGCTACAATCATAAAGCCACGGTTCAGTGGTCTACACATGGTAAGTGAAAATGAAAAAAGCATTAGCAGTGCTGTTTGTTCTGTTGTCTCTGGGTTCAGCTACACAAGCTTTCGCTGGTAACTGCCAGCATCCTGATGATACTGCAGCTGACGGCTCACGCTGCGGCGGCCGTTCTGCTGACTCCCGCCCCGGCGGTCAGTGATAATTAAGGCCGCGAAAGCGGCCTGTTTGATCACTGTGAAATTTTCGACGTTCTATTTTCTGCTCTGAATTCAAGAACTTTTTCGATGTTCCTTTCCTTCAACAAATCAATAATATTTTTGTTCATTTTACTATCACTGATTAACAGCTGGTAAATGTCGACTCTCTCTTTGTCAGACTGTTCTTTAACAGCGGATTTGCATGCCACATGTTTCTTGAAATTTTCTACATCACTAGCACAAGAGTTTACGGCTGCTGATGAAATATCAGACGCTGAAGAAACCCCATCATCCAAGCGTTTTATGGAGTTTTTTATACATGAGTTAAGGGAATAAACGACAACTGAGCGATATTCTTCAGATGCACACCATTCTAAATTTCTTGAAGGTTCGAGTGGTTTTACCTCACCAGATTTAATTAGCTTATCAAACACTGACTTATATTCGATCTGCTTTTCATTTACAGCCCATACTTCAGTGGCTGATTTATAATCGCCTGTATGCTCATTAACATCAAGCCCATGTTTTATAAGCAAATCAGCCCATAAAAGATTTATTGATTCATTGTTATGAGGCCATTTACCTGTTAGTACCGCCCCCATTGATCCCATGTAACCTCCATATGATGGGATAGCACCATTGCTCAGTAACTTCTCAGCAACCACCGGGCAATTAATTACATAAGAGGCGTAAAGCCCATTCCATAAAGCTCCTTTATAGTAATCGCCGCGATTAGGCTCTTTTAAGTCTATAGCCTTTGATAATTGTTCACACGTTTTGCATGCATTAAAGTTATCTTTATTGCATTGCGATGGACTAGCTGCTGTAGCATTTACAGTGACCATTGAAATTACAAGGCCAAAAAATAATTTTATTTTTTTCATTCTATTTCATCTGCTCTTCAACTTTGTTTAGTAACGGTGATATCGCCCACAGGTTCTGAAATGGTAGCATTTTACGGACCGCGTGGGTTTGCTGGCTGTCAAATTCCCCGTTCAGTACCCCATGAGCCACCGTTGCAGCATCACCACCGAGATCGAACGTAGGCCCAAGCAATGCGCCTATAGCATTGCGGCTCTGGAACCTGGATACCGGCGGCGCCCCAAACATCGCGCCAAGACCAAACCTGCCGCCGCTTACATTTTCAAGGGTGTTCAGCGGCTCTGACAACCATCCCAGCATGCCGCCCCTGTCGATCCCCTCTTTCACAAGGTTATTCCAGCTGTAATCTATGTCACGACCGCTAAGCTTTTGCTTCATCATATAGACCATAGACCCGAGTGCGACAGTACCCAGAGCGCCCAGATAGAATGACGCATCGCCCTGCTGAATGCCAGATATCAGAACGCGGTTATGCTGAGCAAATATAAACGTTTTGAACTGTGTGATCAGCTTCCACCCCTCTTTACTGAAGAACAGCGGCGTATCGCCAACGCCAGGGGTTACAATCACCGAATCGACATCCTTCAGCACCGCGGCCTGGAATATCTCCCTAACGTGACGATCGTCCCACAAGTGGCTGTGGCCGGTTAGAAGTCCATCCATATCCTCGCCGTGCTTACCGAACTGCTCACCGATGCGCCGCAGCATATCCTCATTGATACCAACCTGCGCCATCTTGCGTAATTCGGTTTTGGCTATCTCGCCGCCGCTGGATATCTGCCGAGCCGCATCAAGTATCCTCGACTGCACAATCATTCCTGACCACGATTTAAGCACGCTGTTCCACTGGTTCATCAATGTCCAGTTCCCAAACTTTTGCGTCATCCAGTTAAGACCTCGCTCGAATGCAGTGCGCCGGCTGTAGGGATCGGTCAGGTCGGCAATAGCTTTGGTTCGCGTTGAAAGAACGTACTCCAGGCCAACAGACATTTCGCGCAGGTCTTTTGTGGCGATCTTTACGGCATCCATGTTCCTTAGCATGCTGGCCATAGGACCGAGAGATTTACGCAGACCATGCTGCATCATCGGCCGCATCAGATCAGTTGCCGCAGCGACGGTCATGCCGCCAAGCAGGCGAAGGAAGTTAACATTCCTTGCAACCCTCCCAGCCCGAACAAAGAAACTGCGAGGATCCTGCGGGGCGCCGTAGGTACCGAGAAGGCGGTCGCGCATTGCAGTTATATCCCTGATATCTGCTTCGCGTTGTTTTTCAAGCGCAGCGCGTTGTTTAGGCGTTTTCGCCTCTTTGATCAGCCGCGTATATTCTTCGCTAACCTGGCGAATCTGATCCCCCATGTCTTTACGGCCGAACTGCGCAGTCAGTTCGATTTCCGGAGCCACCTGCCTGAGGTAGCTTTCCATGATGTGATTGACATCTGACTCCAGGAAATCCTCTATACGTTCATCGGGAATAAGCAGAGTTCGGCTTTTGGTGAAACCAGCCCGGCCAACGAGTCTCTCCGGGATAATATCGGCAGGAACAAGCCCGGAAGGTGCGCCGATTATTTTATTCACGATCTCGTCAGCAGCGTCCTCTGCTTCCTCTCGGGATAGAGGTTCCATCTGCTTTAGAGCCCGCTCGCGGCTTGCATTCAGCCTTGTGGTTGAATTTGCCCGTTTTTGCAGTCGGCGAAGCTCAGAACGGTATTTCCGTGGGTTATCCAGCAACTCCATATGGCGCTGATAGACCGGAAGCTCTTCTTTAGCCTGAGCTATATCATCAAGCCGTGTTTTAAGATCAGAGCTTTCTTTCATCATTCTGGCCTGAAGTCTTTCTGATGAAGTATCAGCCAATTGTTTTTCTATTCTGGTAAGGCGCGCCTGTGTGTCAGCTTCCTGAGATATGAGCTTATTGCGTTTATCCAGCTCTTCCATGAGTAGGATTTTTTTCCCGGACCATTTCTCGGCTTCGGCGATATCACTCGCCAGGGCCTCAGCGCGCGGCGCTGATTCCTCCGCATTTTTCAGACCTGCATTTATCTTTTCAATTCTCTGCCCGGCTTTATCAGCTCCTTTAGCACTAATACCCTGTATCCAGTTGGCTATCCTCCCCCTGAATTCAGTGCGGTCTGAAAGTATCTTGTCGAACTTATAAATACGTGGAAGATAGCTTTGTGCCGTCACAACATCGACATCTTCCGGAAGGATCCCAAGCTCCTGCATACGGGCTTTTGTGCTCTCGAAAATAGGTCGAATACTGGCGGCCGCCTGCGCCACTTCAGGAATATCACTCTGATCGCCGCGGCGCATAGCCATGCCCACAGCCTCATTGAAATCTACAAAGTTCATCCTCTTCGCACCGCTGGCGCTGACGGACTTGCTGTACTGCTGATAAGCGTCTCGGGTGGTTTCCATCTGCTTATAGAGCATGGCATCGTATTGCTTAATCTTTGTTTCTGCTGCCGTAAATGTAGCTAGGCCTTCGTCATTTTTGGCAAAGAAATAGTTATTCTCAGCCAGTTGCTGGTTTATCTGTCGGGAAACCAGTGATGGAGACTGAGCCAGCCGGCCAGCAGGCGTGACGCTGAGTGTTTTATTTGCGAGACCAAGCCCAGCTAGTTGCTCCTGATCTAGCGTCGTATTGAACACCTGCGCGGCGCCAATGCTCTGCGGAGAGTCCATGCCCCGCAAATTTTCACCAATGGCATTAGCAACAGCGGAGCGCTGAGCGGGCCCTGCAAGAACCTGTGCGCCAGCGCCAAGAATACCGCCAACAAGCGCATCAACCGCTACGTTTGAAATGCTCTCCATCGCCGATCTTGTTTCCTGCGTCGCCTGCAATGACGCTTCTGACGCAACTCCGCCTGCGGCGTTAGCTAAGGCAAAGCGCCCAGCTGTTTCTGCTATGCTCCCGCCGCGGGCCACGGCTCCGGCAGGAATGAACATCGCAGCGACGTTAACCGGATCAATCATTCCCATTGCCAGACTTGAAATCGTTCCTGCGCCTCCGACCTCGGATAGATATTCCCTGTCCGCCTTCTGCTGATCTATGCGGTGCTTAATAGCAAGAGTTTCCTCTGGCGATCCGGAGTTGATAAATGAATCAGCAAAGTCCTCATAGCCTTTAATATCTGCGGCATCATTATCAAACGGGTTATAGCCGTCAACTCGGTCAAACTGGCTGAACGGAGCGCTGGCGATAAAACTACCCAGGGAGTTATCTATGCGGAAAGCTGCTTGCCTGGATTGCTGAACGCGCTGATCGCTGGTAAATGGATTTACGGCAGAGAGCAAAGAAGGCGTTTCCATATAAAAATCGCTGTCATCTGGCGTGGCTATCTGCTGAATGTCCTCGCCAAGCAACTCTTTCGGATCCTGTTCATACGTCGGCATTATTTGCCCCCTGCGTAAATGTTGCTAGGAAGGTTATTGGCTGAACCATAGCCAAAAGGCTTAGTCAGATCTGGCGGCGTATAGCCTTCATTGTTACTGAACTGCGGTAATGGATTTCCTTCTCGCTTCACTCTAGCCTCATCGACTCGTTGCTGCTGGAACTGCATGGTTTGCCTGTACATCGGAGATGTCTGCTGATCTGGTTTGAAGCGAACGGGAAGCCCATTCTCACCATAATACGGACGGACATCATCGTAACCGTCCTGATTTTTCTGTCTCACCATGACCGCATAGCTTTTATCTCTTGGCGTGACACCATCAGGAACGATAACCAAATCAGTATCACTACGAGCACCACCAAAAGCTTTAGCTTTAAGCTCGTTTTTCTCCTGATACCATTGGCCTTCTATCCAGTTACCGGATCCACTGTTCACCCCATAAAGCGCTTCTGGGGCATATTTCATAACCTCTGCACTACCATTAATAGTAGAAACTCCCCATGTGGTTCTGATCATGGCGTTGGTCATTTTCTCAGCCTGGTCTGCATCGCCCCCAGTCTGTGCAAAGTTTGCATCGTAAATTGTCTGGTAATCACGTTGATAGGCCGCATTTGATTTGCCTGGATCGGTAATGTCTGGAGACCACGAACCAAATGAGGTCAGGCTGCTAGCATTGTTTTGTGCAGCAGTTGTCCGTGCGGCGACATATTTTTTGTCTCGCATGGCAGTGGAAAGCATCTGTTTCATCCGGTCATCCTGCTGGAATACCTGGCTATATGCCATGTCCACAGCCTTATCCTCCGGAACTCCAGCGCGGGAATAATCGTAAACCTTCCCATAAAATGCCATCGTTCCCTTATCAAGGGTTGCCGCGGCCGCCGGGTTATTATCGAATAACTGGCCGTAGAATTTTGCCATAGGAACAACCAGTGCAGGATCTCTTGAGGTTGCTCCGCTGTTAAGCATAGTTTTGACCTGCGTTGGTATCATGCCGCTTTTAGTTGTGACGGTGGCCAGCGCATTGATGCTCTGCGGATCAGATATCGAAAACGAAGGCGCAATATCCTGAGCAAAGTAATGGTCCACTGCTGCCTGGTTATTTTTGTCGTTAGGATCTAAGGGGAAGTTATTTTGCAAGGATGAAACTAAGCGGTTGCGCCCCTGTTGTGCTTGCCACTCTGTATCCATTTGCTTAAATTTGCTCTGCATTTTCTCCCATCGTTGCTGGTTAGCTGCAAAGCCAGGAGCATTTGGATCCTGTGGGCGAAGTCGCTCAAGAATGTCCTGTCGTCCTTCAGGGGTAAGGTCCTTAGCTGCACCAATTACGCCGCCATATTGTATCTGCGCCTGCATATCTTGCCATTTCAACGCCCCAACGCGAGGGCCATTAGCCCGGATAAAATCAGCCTCAGAAGGTAATTGAGCCGGTCTAAGCCCCTCATCAAGAGCTGAATATGCATCCTTCACTACAGAGCTAAGTTGTTCAGCATACTGTTGACGGTACTGGTTATTAAGCTCGTTAGCCTGCCTCAATGCCTGCATTTGCATTTGAGGGCTCATAGCATCAAAAGCGGCATTTCCCGTATAGCGCTTTGGTGAATCAAGGTTAGTTAACCCGAGCGCAGCCGACACGCCAGTTTCAAGCTGGTCAGCACTGTATGGGACACTGCCATTTTCATGCTTAACAATACCGGCACACAAAGCTGCAAGGGTTTTAGGGTTGGACACATCAAGCGGGTCATTAGCTCCCACACCAAGGGCGCTGCACAGCGCCTTGATATAAGCATCGGTGTTATTGCCATCGCTGGCCGGCGCCCAACGATTAACGATCTCGCTCACGGTGTCGTATCCCTGCCGCTGGTACGAAAGCAGGTTTTTACCCAGCGCACGGATCCCATGCTCGGGCGTCGCAAAAGTAGCAAAACGGCCATCACTCCCCGTCTGCCCCTCCCAGGGGTTTAAACCTGCTTCAATATTACCGGGGTTGTTATTCCTCAGGCCCCTGGCTGCGCCAGAGTTACCGTGAGCCACAACGCGGCCAACACCATCAAGATCTCCTGGTTCGCCATTTGTTTGAAGTAGTTCGCTGTATTTTTGAGCAATGTTTCCGACCCAGGCCGATTGCCCCATCTGCTCCTTCAGCTGCGTTTTCTGCTGCACGCGCCATTCATCAGGCATGCCATGAGCATCAGCATACTGATCAATAGCATCAAAACGCTGTTTGGCAAGACCCACGAAGGCCTGGTTATCGTTATAAAGACCGGTGGACTGAGTTACGGCCAGGGAGTTCCCAGAAGTAAACGCCTGATCCTGAAACTGCTGGAACTGGCCAACCTCATACCGGCGGGCCTGGTTGTGAAATGACTGCATCGACTGCTGCAATTGAAAAGATAACTGCTGACGGGCTTCGCCATCCGGCACGGTACCCAGCAAGTCCTGAGCTTTCTGCTGCATGTTCTGCATGACGACATCGCTTTGCCCGAGCGCAGCCTTTCCCTGCTTCGTTATCAGACCATTGTCAGGATTGTTGAACTGGTCATCACCGAACTGATTAAACTGCAGCAGGGCATCCTGGCTAAGCGCTACATCAGCCTTGCGCTTTGCATCAGCCATCATATTGATCGACGTATCTGCAGCCTGCTGGATGCCCTGCACCAGCGGATTTTCCGGGACACGAAGATTGCTCGTCATCACCGGCGCGGTTTGCGTCTGGCTCTGGCGTTGATATTGCGGAACGGTTGGCATAGTCAGCTCCTTTTACTTAGCGGAAAGCGGCTTCCAGGTACCGCCCAGCGTCTTGTATGCATTAAGACCGGTCAGCGTGGAGTTGAGCAGTGTTGAACCTGCGCCAAGCATTCCGGACTGCTTATCAATTTTCCCTTGCGCTCGGCTGGTATCAGCCTGGAACTGCAACCCGGCGGCCTGTCGCTGGCCGTTGTTGATGGTGGTCAGCGCGTCGAGCGTGCCCTGCTGCATGGTTTCAGTTGTCAGGTCCAATGCGTTACCGCTCGTCAGGTCGGCGCCGTTAGCCGCCAGAGCATTGGTCTGCTGTCCGGCAACCCTCAGGGCCTGCTGCCGCTGCTGATATGCCTGGTCATTAGCTGTATTGATAGTGTCGCGGGCTGCCTGCTCCTGAGCGTCAGCGTTCGCGTTCGCCAGCGCGGCGTTAGCGCGGCCTGTCTGGATCTGGCTGTAAGCGCTGAGACCGCCAGCAACTGCGGTTACGGCTAGTGCTGCGGTAGCTGGTTCACACATGGGCTATTTCCTTAATGAAATGGTGGAAAGGCATTCTCATCAATCCGTATGGCTCAGGATCTGCCAGGGTGAACCCCATCCAGTGAAGCCAGGATTTTGCTGCGTGGTTACGCGCATCGACGTAATTTTCAAGCACGCGATATCCGCGTGACATGTCACGAAGAATCGGTCGGCAATGGCGGAGGAATGTCAGCGGCTGATGCTCAATGTGGTCAGTGCTTACAAGCCACGGAATACCGCGCCCGGTGATGATCGATGCAGGAGATATACCGAAGATGGTTACCACCTGGCCGTTAATCATCCCTGCAGCGGCTACCGAAGCGCTTTTCATGGCGCGATTGATGACTTCCTCCGGAGTCATCCCGGCGGCAGCCATAAACTCATCGTGGTCTGCCTGTCGGACATGCGGGAGAATGGCGCAGATATGCTCGTCAGTAACGCTGACTATCTCAACTTTCCGCATATCAGCCTCCTACCGTTACGCGCGGTATAATGGCCAGAATGCCAAGCGGCAGCGGATCGGAATGGCTAATTACAACCCGCCCGTTACGCTCCCAGTTTGCATCGAGGTTCATATCGATGATGCCCGTCTTTAGCCCTACCGGGTCGTCGTAGAATTCCCACTCACGCTGGGTATACTCCAGTAAGTGAGCATCATCTGTTCCTGCCCAAACCGAGCGCCCGCTGTTGAGCATTACACAAAGCTGATTGATAAGTTTGGTCTTATCCAGCAGCGTAGACTGCCCTGCAACGTTCACGTCCAGCGTTTCGATAACCGCGGCTACCGGCAAACCGATATGCACCACTGACGAGTGGTTTTCGATCGTCACTTCGCCGCCTGATACAACCTGCTGAGGTTCAACGTTACCGTCGGCAAGAATGCTAACCGTCTGCCCCTCGAGGTGAGACAGTCCCGCAAATGTCCGACGTGCTATCGACCAGGTTGATTGCGCAGTGTTGCGCAGCGCTGTCGGCACATCACGGCTTGCTAATACGGTAGCCACTGTTGATGAGATAACACCAGCAATGCTCAAACGCATCGACTTGCTGACACCGCCTTCGGTGTAGGGAATATGGATCTCGTAATCAGTGCTCGATGAGTCGAAGATTGCATAGCTGCACGTTAGCGTGAATTCATCCTGGTAGGTCCAGCCCCCGGCGGAACTGATCGTCAATGTGCGTGAAGAGTCGGTGTTTTCTCCGCTGTAAGACAGGCCAGAATCCACGAAAAATGCATCCTGCTGTTCTGTAAACTGCCTGGTGTTCAGTCGCTCAACATAACGAACTGTCGATCCATTCACCGTACGGCGAATAAGCGCATAGACCGCATCTTCCTGCCCTTCGCTAATACTGCAGATCGATTCGACATAGCCATTAGTCATCGGGTGCGGATGCCAGGCATATACTTGCTGCTCGCGGAGATAAGTCAGGCCAAGCAGCATTCCGTCACTCCTCGCACACCATGCAACGCTGAACGGCTGTACAGACAAAGCCCAGTCTCTGATGCTGTAACCGTTAAACAGATGGCTGGCAAGGAGGGTCAGATCACTGGATTGATAGCTGTCCTGGTCGAATGAGTAAAACAGGTCGCGGATGATGGATCCCTTCTGCTGAACGTACAGTGCAACGCTGCCAACGTTGATTGGTGCCAGATCGCTGCTACCGTTGAACGACTGACCGGACATCGCAAAGCCACCGGTTCCCGTCAGGTTGCCGTTGCTGTCGCCTGTCACCTTGAACTCTCCGCCGCTGGTCAGCACTATAAGCTGACCGACATCGAGAAGGTGCAGGATTTTGTTCAGCTGGCGACCGGCGTAGTTATAGGTGATCGCATCGTCGTCAACCTTCGGGTTGCTGCGATAGAAGTTGTGATAATCACCGGTACGGCTACACCATATAGTTTGAGGAAATGCCCGGCTGCCGCCGAAAATCAGCCGCTGCTGGTAATAGGTAACTGTACCCGGGTAGCCGTCTGTATCGTTCCAGGCATAATGCGCCCATTTGTAAGTGGCGAAGGTGCTACCTACCACTTGCGCTGGCAGCTCGATCTCACCATCCTGACGTGGCACAACGTCGGCTGTTGCAGTTAGTCCATCTCCGGCGACGGCGGTAATACGGCACACGCCAAAACCACTATGCAGATAGCGCCACAGCACACCGTTACGGCCACCAAGACCCCAGCCATCCCAGGAATCTCCCGTTGTATGGGTCGGAGCAACAGTGCCAGTTGTGCCATTAGAACCGCCGTCAACACAGCGATAAAAGTTCTCCTGATATCGGCACTCGTCACCGATCCCGATGTCTTTATCGGTTTCCCACCGACCAACACTATCTACCGCTTTCTGTTCCATGTAGAACAGTTTTCCCACGTGCTGGCTTTTGAAAATCGGGCTGCTGGCAGTCAACGTTACGGATCCAGTTCGGCCTGAGGCGTACACAGCTACCGAGTCGTCTGTATTCAGGTCCTGGAATGGCCCGCTGGTTGTTGTCACTGCGGCGGTGCGCCAGTCAGCCTCTCCGTAACGACGGATCTCAAGCGGCGGATAATCGTTGTGGCACACTGTCATCACATCGGCAGACTGTGTAAATTTCAGCTCAGAGATGACGCTCACCGGCCATGGGGTAGCAACTTCAACAGGGCTGCCGCCGTCCGTAACCAGCGCGCCGTTAGACCAGACACGGAAATAGTGATCACCGAGCTCGAGCGCATAGGTTTGCGATACACTGAACTGGAACGGTATTAGCCGGCAGTAACGGTCTGCATATTTCGCGCTCCCCAGGAACCGGAAACCGGGACGATTTTCAATGCCGCCTGACTGCCGGACGATGAAATTGCGGCAGCGGCGCAATGACGTCTGGTATTTTTCAAGATCGATTCGACCATACAGAGAAGGCGATATCTCGCCGCCTGCAAGCGACGGTTGCACCAGTGAATAGGCCATCAGCAGATCCTCGCACTGGCAAGGTCAGACATCGCCTGCTGCGGTTCATGTGCCTCATCCAGAGAGCGTTGCATGGCCGCCGTAAGCACCTGCTGATAATTGGCCATTGCCTGCTGACCGAGACTGGCATTTGCCGCGATCGGCATGGCTATCTCTGCCGCCATACGCCACGAAAGCGCATCAGCGAACAGGGCATCAAACATCGTCGGGTCAGTGATGCTTTTCACGTATAGCAGTACCGCCTGAGACTCATTGGTATGAATGACGCGGCCAGTGCCATCTTCATTGCTGCCAACTTCAAAAACAGGCTTATCCTGCAGAACGATATGAGACCCAGTGAACCACTTCGGTAATATGGCAGCTATGCGTGCGCAGTCGGTCGGGTACTGATACCGGAACAACCATCCCGGCGCAGGGTCGCCAAGGTCAGCCAGGACAACGCGCGACATGGCAAAGTTCCAGTCGTTGTCTGCCAGAACTGCGTCGCGCATGGACTCGTAAAACAGGTTGCAGGTATATGCCTCTTTGGTCTTTTCGGTGAGGCTATTAATCGTCCGGCTGTTGCCTATACGTGCCAGCGCGATATTGCAGATATTGATCACTGATGCCATATCATCCACCAACTAAAAAGGGGCTTTCGCCCCTTTGGTTATGAGGGCTTACACCCCGAGTTCTTTTCGCCTTTCGGCGATCTTCGCCTTCAGAGTTTCCGCTTTGGTATTGAAATGCGGCGCTTCGCCGAACATTTCTTCATACTGTTTGCGCAAATCGTCGAGCTCGGTTAACTCTTCTGCACTGGCCGGGACAATCTTTTCGCTCAGGCTGGCATCAACGGAAACCAGATTACTTCCCGGCTCACCGTCGTAGGTAACGATGTCGCCCGGCTCATGCAGGCGGCCATTGATGAATGACCGCTTAGCGACTTTGTACTCAGGCATTGGTTTGCACGCCTCCGGTGATACCCGCAGTGACTTTGCCAGTGGTCGGCGCAGTACCAGTCACCGTATAGTTCAGACGGATGTAGCGTTCCATCTTCATCGGCAACGTGATAACCGGCGACTTATAGCCCAGCACCAGAGACGCCAGAGGGATCGTCATGGACAGCACGTCCGCAGCGGAACTGAATGCAGAGTTGTCATCGGTTTGCACCGTCACAGTCAGGCTGGTCAGGTTGTTGAAACCTTCAACCACCTGGATAAGCAGCGGGATATCGCCATATTTACCGACATCTTTATTGCTGCCGGTATCAATGACGTTGGTCGAAGCAGCCGTGGCCGTAATGGCCTGAGCTGCGGAAAAAAGCGCTTGCTGGTCGAGCAGCATGATCCCCCCTTACGCCGTTACGGCTGATTCAGTATTCAGGATGGCGTCAGCGCGACGGATCGGAATACCCAGGAAAGAAACGATTTTCTTACCGGCATATTCGTCGATCGTCAGGTTAACGTTTTTCGCATTCATAGCCTGCTTGTGCAGCCAGGCATGGATGGTCTTGTTGCAGTAGATGACCTCTTTACCATCGCCCAGCATTGCTACATCACGCGCGTAGTACGCATCAACCATCATGCTGATGAGGTCGGCGCCGGTTGCAGCATCTTTGGTCAAGGTGGTGACATCGATGTTGCAGATGCGCGAGATCGAACGCCAGTCACGGACTGACAGGCCGAGATGCCATTTGAACTCATCACGGTAAGCCAGGAACTGACCGCCGTTAGCATCGCTGACCAGGTCATTACCCAGATCCTGATGCTGGAACCCGGCGACCATACCTTCCGGATAGATCATGTGCGCAGTGTTCTCACCCCAGGACATGAACCAGATGGAGGTATTGGTAGAACCACTACCACCGGCGCTGAATACGTTCTCCGCGCTGGCCGCTTTGGAAGTGCTCAGAGTGTTGAAGCGCGGAGCCAGGCCCATGAACGCTTCCGGCTCAGCATCGGTATTGCCGTAGAAGGTGTAGCGGGAAACCTTGTTGTTAAAGCCCTGCAGCTTGCCCATGTTCTCGGACACGCGGAACGAGTCCGCATTACCGGAGCGATCGGCCAGGTCTTTGTCCACAAAGCCAAGGTCGTACAGCATACCGGTAGTGTCAGTCACCGGGACGGTCTGGGTTTTGGTAGGCTGCACGCCCTGGTTGTAACGGCGCCACACCGGCTCGGGAATACCGGCACGAATGGTGGTTTTGTGCTTGGAACCGTCATTACACGGCACGTAAATCGCATCGGTAATGACATCGTTGCTTTTCGCCAGTTGCTCGACGATTTTAGCGATCCGCCCGTTCTTGTCGGTACGGCTGTACACGTCAAGAAGAGAAGGCAGCGTCTGACCAATTAAAGCCATGATTACACCTCACTATTTTTTGCTTGGATAAAACGCTTCGACCAGATCGTTTTTCGGCGATCCGTTACCCTGGCCAGTGACGAAACTGTCTTCACTCATCAACTTGCCTACCTTTGCGAACGCCCGAACCATTTCCGGGTGGTTACCCAGGCCGGTCGAGTCAAGGAATTCGCGGAACTCTTTCGATGCGAAGGTATCCAGCGCCTTCTGCGCGTGTCCGACGGATACCGTTAATTTGTCGCCACCGATTTCTTTGTCAGCCTTCGTGTCAGCTGCCCACTGTTCAACCTGCTGCCCCCACGACTCAGCCTGGCGGTTCTGGATTTGCTCCTGCAGTTGTGGCCACAGTCCAGCCAGCTTCTGCGCCTGGTCATTAGAAAGACCAAGCTCGCGCGCCACGGGCTCAAACAACTCAACAGCTTTTGAGTCCAGTTCAGTGCCTTCAGGTGCCGTTAGTTCATATTTTTCTGGAACCGATGGTTCAGCAGAAGGAGTTGGCTTATCGCCAGTCGGCTCAGGTTTATCACCATCAGCTGGCGAAGGTTCTGGATCTGCTGCTGGTTGTTGCGCTGCTTCAGATTGCTCAGCCGCAGGAGTCGGGGATGGTTCGGATGCTGCTGGAGCTGCCCCACCATCTGTAGGCTGCTCATTGCACAAACGCCGATACATCAGACGCTCAAATAAATTCATCGCTATTCCTCGCTGGCCTCTTTGGCCATTGCCAGATACTGATCGGGACACGCCTCCATCACGTCGGAAAAGACTTTCAGTCCCGTGTTACGTTTTCCTTCGGCGAAGGCTGCCGAGAGCGCCTCACCGGTATAAGTCGTACGCCACACTCCAGCCTGCTCAATCAGGCGCCAGATGAAACGGCGGCCGTGTTCTGTCTCGCAGATGAGGCGCAGGTCATTAAGTTCGTTCTCGCGCCGTAACTGCTGCCTTTTGAGCTCATCTGCTGCCAGTTCTTCACGCTCTTCTTCGCTCAGGTAATCAGTCATTGCGTCACCGCCGGCTGCTGAGCAGCATCAGAGAGGGTTTTTAACAGGCTAGGGTCAGCGGTGTTGGTATCGCTCAGGGTCTTAGCGGTTGCGCCAGCTTGCTGGGCCATAGCCATCATCTGCTGCTGTTGCTCCATTTGAGCACGCTGCTCGCGCGTAGCTTGCACCTCATCATCAGAGTTAACGATCGTGGCCGGGACGCCGAGCATATTTCCGTACTCGTCAATCGTCTGGTCGATATTGAGTTTGTCGAGCGCCGCAGGATTGGCTTTTGCAAGATTCCCAACAAAGCCAACAAAGCGCTCAACGCTGCTGATCCCTATGGATTTTTGGGCCTGTGCCAAAATGGATACATATTCAACTTTCAGAGGAGTTCCCTGCAGTTCTTCCGGTGGCTCAGGAAAGAGGTTGCGGCGCGCCATGATGTTGAATGTGCGATCAACGAAAGGATCAAGGAATTCATCATTAAGTCGCTCCAGGACTGGACCAAGCTGCAGGAGTTTCTCATCCTGCATTGCGGCCACAGCTTCCACTGGCATGCTCCTGGTGTTGATGGTGCTGAACAGGTTAAACAGGTCAGAGAAGAAGCAGGCTTCAATCATTTGGCGGTCATCAGCAATACTGCCGAGCATGTCATTAAGCTGCGGGCTGACGGCGTAAGCCGGACGCACTAGCTTGGTAGCATCAACCTCATCAACATAAGTAACGCCGCCAGGGGCAAGGTTGATCAGCTTATTTTTAAGACCTGTCGGGGCCACCATTGGCGGGTTAACAAGCTTATCGATCGCGTTAGCTTTGCGAATTTGCTCCAGCTGCAGAGCCTTACCAGTACCGAGAGCCATCATTCCCGGGCAGTTACTCCCGTAAACGTCTTCCCCGTTAATCTCCCAGCGCGGTGAAAGGATAGGCGGCTCATCAAAACCAGCCTCACGAAGGAGCTTGTCACCGTCTCCGGACAACTCGAAATACACCGATTTGAATGCCTTGTTACGGGAATTCAGCTTGCCGTTCACACGATCGATATTGGGTTCTGTCAGATGGACCACATCGAACCATGCTTCATAATTCGCGTTATCCCAGGCGCCGCGCACGGCGTTACTGACGTTGTCCAGGCCAAACTGCATAACAATCTGGCGGGCAGTCATGGAGAAAACGCGATACGTGGTATCGACTGACAAACGATGCGAGTTTGACAGGTAGTAACTTCCGATCGGCAGAGGATGAGTACGAATCACATCTTCGTCGTCTTCGAGAACCGCCATAGCCGCGGTACCAAAAACACCAAGGTGCCGGTAGATAATCGGCAGGGACTGGTAGACGTTAGAGCGGTTCATGACGTCGTTCATCCTGGTCATGACCACATCAAGCCAGCGTTTTACCGGTCCATATTGCATCATCTCCGGATCCGGCGTTGCCAGATTAAACCATGGGCGGGTTGGGCTGGTGATACCTGACAGCATGCCTGATTGCAGAGTGCGGGCAGCTTTGGAGGCGGTAGGGTCAACGATGCGGGTATTACGCTTGCTGCCGTTGTTTCTCTCCGTCGTAAGAAAGCGCGTGCTGCGCGGATCGATAAATTCCGCCAGTTCGCGCCAGTGCTCCTCAAAGCTGGTGCGCTCATTTTTGAGCTGCCCCAGGTGTTTGAGGTAATGCTGTTTCGGAGAGAGTTCGGCCATGGATTACGCCCCGAGCAGGGTCTTACCCTGAGTGCCGCCAGAAGGCTGCGTTACACCCTGGCTCGACGTCAGGATTGTTGATTTCTGCCCGCCCGCTGCGGCACGGCGACGACGATCGCTATCAGCGGCGTTCTGTACAGCAGAATCGGAAACCTGCGGCGCCGCCTGAACCTGCGGAGAACTCACTTTCGGCTTGCTGATGCACATTTTGCTGCGCTCCATACGCGTTTAAATTATTACCAATTTAACCACATATGATTTATTTGTCGTAGTGTATTGACCTTTTGACGATAAATTATTACCTTTTTGGTAAACACAACATGAAAGCGCACCCCATTCCCTTCCATTGGTGGCTTTGTCGTTACTCAGATGGCGGAGTGCGCTTCCAGGTGTGAAAGCATCCGGCGTATGGCACATGCGTCGATAGCGGTCCGGGGGCTCCTTGGTACATGGCCCAGCGGGTAGCCGGAATGTGCAAGCCATGCCCTGCATGCACGACAGCGACTCACCATCGTGGCGGTACGGTGTGACACCTCGGAAGAGACGAGGGCACAACAGTAAGAGCATTGAGATTGATCGTCGTTCCTGTGCCCAAGGTCTGTTCGAAGTCAGTGCTCTTTCCGTTGTGGCATTAGCTCAGTCGGATAGAGCAACCGCCTTCTAAGCGGTTGGTCGCAGGTTCGAATCCTGCATGCTGCACCAGAATCACGCCTCATGACCGTGATACCCGTAGTACCAGAGCAAGTTTGGCGGTGGCAGTTATTCCCTTTCTGACCACCGCCCTTTTTACAGCAGGACGCCATTGCGATGACTTCATGCTGTAAACCCTGTGACACCCAGCCAAGGACGGCACTTTCCATCATCCCTGTTTCGCCCGGTTCGCCGGGCATTTTTTTTGCCTGGTGACTGAGCGCTACCATATCGGTATACTCCCATAAAAAACATATGGGCTTATCATGTTAGAATCACTTAAAGAATTCACGACATCGACATTCAACACAGCAATGAATCGCGTTAAGAACCCTGCATTCGGTGCTTTCGCAATTTCATGGTGCGCATTTAACTGGAAGCAAATACTTTATTTGTTTTTTGCTGACAACGGAATTTATTACAAAATAGAATATATTTCTCAAAATAGCAGTTGGTGGAACGTAATTATTTTACCCGCATTCTCGTCACTTGTTTTATGTGTTGGTTTACCATGGGTTAATAATGCTATAACGAAATGGCAAAGCAAGCCTCTTGACAATGCAGATTCGATTGAGAATTTCAAACAGGCGCGCATGATTCAACGCTCCACGCGATTGCAGCGCCTGAAGGCCAAGCATGACGTGACTTACGACAGAGTTAAAACTGGCGCTGAAAAAGATATCCAATCAATGAAAGAACAAATAACTGAATCTCAGGCAAGAATGGGCGAGCTTACCAGTGAACGAGACGAGTTACGTAAAAAAATAAATTTTTTAAATAAAGAAATTCAAAACCTTAAATCAAATATTGAGGACGCAAATTCAATTATCACTGAGAAGAATAAGCGCATTAGCCAGCTTGAAAACTCAAGAGAATCTTTATTGGCACAATTCAATCTTGATATTGCATCACAAAGCAAACTACAGCAGTCTTCTCCGTTGGCATCGGCTAGCGCATTAGATATGTTAAAAACAAAAGTTGACAATGCATTTCTTAAACATGAAAAAAATAAAGAATATATCATTAAAGATTCAAAAAACATTAAAGATTAGGCCCATGGGTCGTACTCGCTGATCACGTTGGGCTGCCTGCCGCCGGCAGCAGGGAAATCTGAACGCTTCGCCACTGGATAGGCGAATGTCAGAAGCAGCGCATCGCCCTTGCCCGGCGACCGGCCCAAACGCTCTTTGATATCCTCTTTCGGCTCCATGACGATCTTGCCGTCCACCCTCACCTTGTACTCTGCAGCTGACAGGTCATCCGCCGTCTCCTGGTCGTCCAGCGCGCCGCCGAGCTTGAGCCACGTCTTACAGGCGTTGAACATCTCGCCGCGCTTATTCAGCATCTGTGGATCTGCCGATGCGCCGCCGAACGGCACAAGCTGCCAGGTGCGGCCCCAGCCATCACCGATTGACTTCAGCCCGGTACCGTAACCGAAATCGATAAACACCGCGTCAGCCTGGTACTGGTCCTCAAAGTCGGCGATACGCTTCGCCATAATCAGATCGTCGGTGGTCTTGTTGCCGGTCCACAGCACTTTGCTGTGCAGCCCCTGGCGGAGATAAATCACTGCATCATCCACGCCAGAATAAGCCGGGTCGACGCCGATTATCCGCGGGGCGTGCGCCACCTGCGCAGCGGTAACCACGCGCTTCATCGCCTCATCAGTCAGCCCGGTAGGGATGAACTGCAGCTCCGACGCATCAGGGAAGATCCCCCGCACGCGGACCTTCACAAAGTCGCTATCCTCGCCGTAGTCGTCCACCCATTTCTGCAACTGCTGTTTGTTGGTGCCTTCGACGGTGCGGGAATCAATCTGCGCGCACTTCCAGCGGTGCTTGTATTTGCGGAAGCATTCCCGGAATCGCCCGGTGTTGCGCGTCGGGTTACCGAACGCCACCCAGATAATTTCTGTGTCCTCGTCAGTAAGCGCGCCCTCGGCAACCTCCCAGACCAGATCCGCGATGTTGGATGCTTCGTCGAATACCACAACGATGCGCTTACGCTCGTTGTGCAGGCCTGCAAAAGCCTCGGTGTTATGCTCAGACCAGGGAATAGCATCGGCGCGCCAGCGTTTGTCGTGGCCCGGATCGTTGCTATACATCGCGGTGGCGGTGCAGGTGAACCACTCTTTCGTGATAGCCAGATTCGACCATTTGATGATTTCCGGCCAGGTCTTCGTGCGCAGCTGGTTGTCGGTGTTAGCGGTCACCACCACCTTGCAATCTTCACAGGTGGACATGGCCCAGTTAATCAGCATCGAGATGAACGCAGATTTTCCGATGCCGTGGCCGGATGCGCGGGATATCATTAGCGGCTGATGACGTGTCGCGGGATTCTGCAGGTGCTCGCCTATCTCGCGGAATGCGTCAGCCTGCCACTTGCGCGGACCGGTGGCGTGCGCAAGCTCTGTACCCTCCTCGCTCCACGGGAACGCATACAGCGCATAGCCCAGCGGGTCATGGGTGAAGCTGGCAATATCGTCGATCAGCTGTTCTTCCGGGGATAAAGCGGCGTCTGTCACTGGTCACCACCCTGGTGCTCTTTCAGGCGGCGCCGGGCGGCGGCCATGCGGTCGGCAATGGTAACGTTCACGTTAACTTCCATGCGCTCTTTGAACGCGTTAACGTCAACGTGCTTACCAATCAGCTCGAGGTTTTTCACCTTGTCGGGCCATTTGATTTTTTGCAGCGTGGACTCGATATCTTCCTCGTCATCCTTCATTGCCATCCTGATGCGGTTTATATCCACTGCGCTGATCGACGTTCGCCAGACTTTAGGCCACTGGCTAATCGGCTTCAGTCCGCCTTCATCGTCGAGGATGTCGATCACATCCATCTGGTCGATTTCCACCAGGCGCAGCAGCACGTAATCGGCACTGACGCGCAGGCGCTTGTTGCGCTCCTCCATGAGCTCAGCGATTCGTTTCTGGATACGCTCATCACGCATCATCGTGCTGGCTTTGACGTGGGCAGACTTTGGGGAAAACCCGGCATTGATGGCCGCCTGCGTCTGATTTTCAGGGCATTTCACATACTCCTGGGCGTAGGCTTCCTGCATCACCGTCAACGGTTTGTACTGAGTTGATTTGCGCTTCGGATCCTTTGGCATGGTAAACACCCCGAAAATAATTACCCTTTCGGTAATAATACCATGCCACCAGCGATGTTACATGATCGGAATATCATCATCACTCACCCATCCGGCCCGGTTTATCAGGTAGGTAACGACTCCCCGCACTTCAACATCGTCCAGGGCGTCCCCTTCCAGCGCCTCACCATCATCAGTGATCAGCGCCTGGCCACGGACAACAGCGAATTCAGTTTTCCCGGCATATGCGATAAGAACATGATCACCCTGCTTTGGCCGGCGGCAGACATCGACGATGGCATAACCGGCGGCAGTCTCCAGGGCGCGACAGTTGGCGTCATACTGACAAAGGCGGGAAACGGTTAGCGTTTGCTCAACGTAGTCTGCGGCAGGTGATGGAAAGCCCATGATGAACCTCACATAAAAAACACTGTATATTTAAACAGTATAGTCATGCGAGGATTTAGTCAACCTGCCGTGACATGTCACAGCGGTAGTTTTGTTTCGTGCCAGCCAAGAGTGGCCCAGCACTGAGAGTCACCAGTGCAAGGGCATGATGCCACCGGCAACTGATCGCCGCACTTGCCGCAGCGGCGTTTGCTGATGGCGTTAATCCGGCCGCGCACCCGGGCGTCATCCTGGCGGATAAGCAGCGCGATGTACTCGGCCATTTCGTAGGGATCACGACCAGGGCGCCGGGCGGCGCAGTTACGCGCCAGCATCTCCATTTCCTGCTCGTCGAGCACCACCTCAAACTTGCGCTCACCGGCGGCGGACTGCCGCGCGCTGCGCGGCTTTGCGTTCTGCGGGGGATTTAGGCATCACCAACCTCCTGCGGGGCGGCTGGCAGCGGCATCCAGTGCGACGGCTCCCAATAGCAACCAAAACCATGCTCAAAATTATGTCTACCGTATACAGCAACCCTTACATCCGAGTCGCCACCTTCATGCGCTTTAGGCCTGTACACAAGCACCGCCTGCCCTTTTTCAGGCATCCGCTCGCTTACCGGAATCCATTTACCCGGCACGGTAACGACGCTCAGCACCGAGTTCAGAGCGGGGGTATCATGCTGGGCGGCTGCTAATGTGGAGTCAATGATATGCTGACGCATCCAGTTAGCTCCTCGTGCAAACACGTTTACCGGGTCTCCATAGTAATATCCTATTTCATATGCCTGCTCTGCTGTCATCTCGTCAGGAATTACCAGCGCTGGCTGCGCGTGGCGATAGGGCTGCGCAACATCGGTCCCAGCAGAGACGGTGATTGCCTTCCTCATCCTTGCTGTATCGGTTGAACAGAAAAGTTTTCGCTCCTTGCAATCTGGCTCGCTGTCCATTGCGGCCAGCGCCAACTTGAATGCCGCCAGTTCGTTATTCCCGCTTTCGTCAAATCCAAACGGGATATCGTCGCGGGTGGATTCCATGTCGGCGATGCGGTTCTGCAGCCACTCTTTGGTTAACTGGTTATTAGTCATTGGTTGGCTCCTTCTGCTGCCCGGTTAACTATCACGCCGTCGTAAACTTCTTTGAGGTGGCCTCTCAGCTCCATCCGACGCAGTGCTGACAGCATGTAATCGCACTCGACCTGTTTGTTGCCTGTAAATGGCTTATCCTCTGCGCTTCCCCAGCAACAGTTTCCCTGCGGCCATCCGTGAACTTTTCGAACCTTTCCATTGACTACGTGCAGCAGACCCCAGCCTGGCGGAAGGTCTTCAACAGAGATAATCCCCGGCTCGCTGATAAAGAACCGCCAGTCACCCATGCCAAGCTCCGGGCGTATCCGGAAGCGTTTTTTCCGGTCTGCCAGCAGGTCGGCACGGGAGCACTTCGCCTCTATAAGGCAGGATGCGAAATTCCTGAAACCCATCGCGTCTGGCTGCTCACCGGTACTGGTAACAGCGACAAAGCGATCATGAAAGCAGACTTTGAAGCCATTCCGCTTGAGGAATTGGTAGGCTATCTGGCAAAGCTCATCGTGTGTAAGTGCCATCACTCAGCCTCCCGCTTGATGCCCATCTCATGCAGATATTCATCCGCATCCTTCACAAACTGACCGCCGGCGCCGTAGTAGCGGTGAGTTACTATGTCGATGGTTGCTAACGGGTCAGCCTTCAGAATCTGAAGGAGATAATCCTCAAGCTGACCCACCGGGTGCTTGATAACTGGCACCTTGCCAGGGTGGCGAACCACTAAAAATTGGTTGCCTTCCTCCCGAACTCCATCCGCATCTTCAGGCTTCACGGTGACGGCGCGGGACTCCAGCTCGGCGATGCGGTCTGCATTTTCAGCACGCTCAACAGCCCAGCGCTGAGTAAGCGAATCAAGCTCGCAGTTTTTTCTATCCAGTTCCGCAATGCGCTTACCACCATCTGCAATAACGCCCTCATAGTATTCGCGCTGGGAGGCGATGCGCTGCTGCGCCTTCTCCAGTGCCTCTACCAGCGCGAGGATGTTGGCAGGGTTAGCCAGGGCGATGAACTCCCCATTCCTGTCTGTCTGAACTTGGGTGAAATCACCACTATCGACATAGAGGATTGAGCCCTGAGATTCATCACTGCCTACGTCATACTCAATGCTGGTATTTTTCGGAAAATAAACCCATTCACCCGGAGTAGCCTTCTCTGCTGCCGCTTTCAGGCTCTGCGCCAGTTCGGTGATATCAGTCATGGTTAGCCCCCTCGCGCAGATGCTTGGCGAAATTAACGGCATGCAATTCTGTGTCACTATTGTAAAGTGCGATATATTTTGCGAACTTCTCAACTCCGCGCGCCTCGGCTTCGGCTACGATGCGATCGGTTGCGGGAGTTTTGATGCGGATGCTTTCACGCAGGATGAAGTAAGCGTTGAGCATCCCAGTCTCTGGCATTTCCTCCGCATTAAATGCATCGATCGCAGCGTCCATTGCTGGTCCAAGAGGTTGAGGGTGAGCAGTACGAATGACGCATAACTCCGCCACGGTTTGGTTTATTGCCTCCACCAGATCGGATGGGGAAACATCGTCTGCATCTGGCTTAAAGCCGAGAGCAGAGCGCACAGCGCGAGATTCAGCCATCCTCTGGTCGGCATGACCTGCAGACATCGAATATCGTGCATTCTCCGCCGCCAGCTGCTTAAACGCTTTCGCCAGCTTCAGGAACTTCTGCTCTCTGATCGACAGCTCGCCCGCGCTCTCAAGGGAAGCGATGAGCTCGTTTACTGTTGAGATGTTCATGCTGTCACCCACTCGATCGCCAGATAAGCCACATACAGGACGGCGACGATTGCCACCCACCCAATGATGTTTGCCACCATCACGAACAGCAGCAGTGACCGCCGGCTGTAATTCACGAAATCAAAATCCATACTTACCCCCGATTACCCGTTTAACTTATTGATTCAATTGATATCAATGAAGATCGTTGTTTTAGAACTCTTCGACCTTCCACCCGCCGCCGGCTTTTGCCGGGAGCTTCGTTACTCCGATGATCCGGAATGGGTACTGGTCGGCGGCGACTTTGGTTTTCACCCTGGCATCGTCGGTCCAGTAACCCCCCTTCACCTCATGCAATTCCATCTGGCCGTTTGCCAGCATCACGGCGAAGTCAGGCGTGTAGAACGTGTTGTCAGCCAGACGCAGCTTGATGCCTTCGAACCGGTACCAGGCGATTTCCCCGTAGCGCTTACGCAGCTCAAGCTCTTGCGCATACGCCGTTTCGGTTTTGTTCATCTGGCCAGCTTTAAGCCGGCCAAGTGCCTGTAGTGTCTTTCGCATGATTTTTACCTTATTGGTAATTTATAACCATAAACGGATCAATATCAATAGTCTTGCGCATATTTTATTACCTTTTTGGTAAACATTAAGGCGTAAAAAAACGCGCTTCCGCGCTGCGCTGGCTGTCAGGGCGCCGGTCCGCCCCTGAATCCCGGCGGGATCTCAGTATCCGGACGGGATATGGTGTTCACATCTCGCTGCCCAGAGCCGCCTTTCAGCTCGAACAGCCCTTTCCAACCCTTCGCCATGCTCTGCTTCACGATCTGCATCTGCCGTGTGTGGTTTCCGCCAGACAGGTTAATCAGTTCGGTGATTGCTGCCCCCTCGCTCCGTTCAGTTGGCGCGTAGGCTTTAAACCGCATTTCTGACCTGTAGGCCTTCCACTCATCCCAGGCTTCGGCATTGAGTTGTTCAGGATACGGATAAGATTTTTTTGGCTCCCTTCCCCTTGGGGGGTTAGGGGGGATCTTATCTTTTACTTCTTCCTCTTCCTCTTCCTCTTCCTCTGGTAACGCTTTTTGTAACGCAGCCAGCGTTACTTTCTGCGTTTCATTTTTACGGTGTGCTGCAACCCTTCTGTTTGTAAGTGCCCGTTTTTTAGAGCTTTCACCATTATGGCGCTCAAAGTTGGGGAGAATAAGCTTGTTGCCGTCGTAGGCGAGCCAACCAACAGCGATCAGTGCATCAGCGAATCCTGTAATAAAAGCGATACGGTCAAGCACTCCTTTTGTAACGCTTCCAGCGTTACCGTCAACAGTCTGCTGATCCGCCCATGCCCATATGCGAACGAGCTTACCGAGTACCGCGTCGGGGTCGATATTCAGGATTTCTGCTATCTGGAAAATCTCAGGCTTGTCTGGTGTGATCACCTCGACTTTTATCCAGCTACTGGCCATCCTGCACCCCCATATAAGCGCGAATGAAAGCCGCAGCTGCCTGGGCGTTTATGGCGTTGCCGTACCCTTTCAGTCGGCCGACGCGGTTGCTGCTTGCCACTCTTGCCACCCCGGGCTCGACTCGTCCCATTCGTGCGGCAGCCCCATCAACCAACGGGAATGTGCCGGGTTCAACTGGACGCCATTTGCCATCTCGACAAAGAAGCCAGTCCGCATCTCGCCAAAAACCGTTAACCTCAAGGGCCCGCAGGTGTAAGCCTGGCGCGGCAACTGGTCCAGTCGCTCTTTCCCGCCCCGCTGCGCAGTCATTCCCGCTGAGTCCTTCCAGTCGCGCGATGTTGGAGTTCCCCAGCCCGCCATTCTGGCTGCCCCGCCCAATGTTGTTCCCCTGTTTGGCGCATTCGCGGCTGCTGCCTGTCCTGCAACCTGGTTGTTGTCGATCGTGGTTGGCGTCGGCCAGCCGGACATCATCGCCGCCGTTTGAATATTCATCCCGCCCTGGCGCCCTGACGTCCCCGCGCCGGTCACTGATGACGCCGTGGGCGTGGGCCAGCCAGTAGGCTCGTTCTCTGATGTGCGGCGCACCGATGCCCGCTGACGTAAACGGCACAAGCCCGAAGGCGTATCCCAGTCCTTCCAGGTCTGCTTGTACAAGGTCGAACCATGTGTTTGCGTTACCGCTTGCAACCTGTTCGCCAAAGACATGCTGAGGTCTGCGCTCGCTGATGAGATGGAAGAAGTGGGGCCAAAGGTGCCGCTCGTCAGCAAACCCATCTCCTTTGCCTGCCGCGCTGAAAGGCTGGCACGGGCAGGAGCCAGTCCAGACCGGGCGATCATCTGGCCATCCGGCGAGGCGGATGGAATGAGACCAGACGCCGATCCCGGCGAAAAAGTGGCACTGGGTAAATCCTCTGAGGTCGTCAGGTGTGACATCTTCAATACTCCGTTCGTCAACTTCGCCCGGGGCGATATGCCCGGCGGCTATGAGGTTACGCAGCCACTGCGCCGCGAATGGGTCGATCTCGTTGTAGTAAGCTGAAGGCGTCATGCTGCCTCCCTGGCCTTTCTGGCTGCTTTCAGACGCTCCGATCTCATCTGCGCCTGCCGGCGCGCGCGTTCGTTATTGCACGTAACGCACTCGCCGCTGATGGTGTATCGCTCGCTGTCATGGCCATGCTTACACGCCTTCCCTGTGTAGAACCGGGTGAGCCCCTGCTCAATGGCCTCTCGCTGGGTAATTCGCTTCATCGACTTGCCCTTTTTCTGTATTTGTCTTTGGTAATTTTGCAGCAAGCCAAAAAAAGATCAACCGTATTTGGATAATTATTACCAAATTGGTGTTCAGGGAGAGGCAGGAGCCGCCTTGGGGTGGCGGCGCGGGTGAGTTTTGAGGATTAACGTTCGTGGAACCAGAGGACCAGGTCGGATTTTGCGGAGATCCACTTACGGGATTTGCAGGCTTTAAACAGTCTTTCTAACAGAGGCTTACGTGGAATTCTTCTACGGCCAGTCAGGTGAACCTGAATGTAGTGGCTGGTCGTGCCGGCGTCACTTGCGAACTCTTCTCGCTCAGCCGGCGAGAGGTCGAGCCAGCAGCGTTTGAAGTCAAATTTTTGCACATCGCTCATATTTTTTTAGTCCCGGACTAACTTTAGACAGCCTGATTATTACCAATCTGGTGTAAAAATCAATGACTGTTACCTTTTTGGTAAGTTTACCTTTATGGTAATATTCTATTAAATTTAATCAGTTAGGTAACAATTTCAGGCTAAAAAAATAGAAATGAAAAGCATCTACGACATAAGACGCGACAACCTCAATGAGATAATCCGGAAGGATTTCGATAACACGCAACTCCGGTTTGCCGAGAGAATCAAAAAATCAGCTAACCTCGTTAACAGGTGGAGCAAGGGGACAAAAAATATCGGCGCTAACGCGGCACGCGAGATCGAGTCGTTCGCCGGGAAAGGTCGGTTCTGGCTGGATATCGACCATCTGTCAGATACCCCGACGCTGCCGGAGATTATCGACCCGCAGGAATGGAGTGTGGAAAAGCAGGCAGCATTTACCCTGGGTGTTTGGATGGGACAGCATCCGGATCTGAACTCAGAGAAAAAGGTTTCGGAAGCGGCCGGCATCGGCCAGGCGACCGTAAATCGCATCCTGAACTGCGAAGGTTCCACCAGCATTGGCGTACTGTCGGCTATCGCCAGGGCGTTCGGCCGCGATGCATATGAGCTGATCCTGCCGCCAGGTAATGCTGGTCTGATTGACTATGACCACCATGAATACGCCAGGCTGCCGCAGGAAGAGAAAAACAAGATCGCCGCCTTCATCAAGTTCATCGTCAGCCAGAACCAGTAACCTCTAACCTACCTGTCACTCCTGCCAGTGGGATAACTCCCCGCGCCTCATGCACTTACCAAAATGGTAAACTTTTCCTCATCAAATCTATTGACACAACCATAAATTGATCAGATTATTACCTTAACGGTAACAACAGGGCGTTGAATTACCAGAAACCCACCAACGGGTGGTTTTCTCATACCCCTGATATTTACCAAATGGTAATAGCGAGGTGTGTATGCAATGGCAAATCATTAACGGCTGGTACTGCGTTACGGCATGCGGGCTGATGAGCTGGAAGTTTCGCACGCTGCCGGAAGCAATCAGCTGGGCGTTCGTCAGCAAACTGGCAGCAAAAACGGAAATGGGTATGGGGGTGAGCAAGTGAACATTCAGCAGATTAACAACCTGAAAAAAATCATGAACAACATCGACGGCGATTACCAGCTTAACCAGATGCTGTACGAGCGCCACGTCGAGCTTATCGACGCGATCAAGTTCCATCAGCTGCAAAAGCCATTCTACGAACTGGAGCGCAAAGGCGTGCGCAGCGAGCTTCTGGAAGAGCTGATGATGAGCTCTGAGTTTGAAGAATGCCTGGCCGCGTATCAGCGGGAACTCACCGGCATCATTGCCAAGTGGGATCTGGCTGACCAGCTGGATACGGCGAGGAACGCAGCATGACACCAGGAATTTACTTCGACATCAGCAACGAGGACTACCACGCCGGCGACGGCGTGAGTAAGTCGCAGCTGGATATGGTGGCGCTGAGCCCGGCCCTTCTGCAGTGGCAGAAATCAGCACCGGTCGATACCGAAAAGTTGAAAGCTCTGGATATGGGTACTGCCCTGCACTGCCTTCTTCTGGAGCCGGAAGAGTTCGATAAGCGCTTCATCGTGGCGCCGCAGTTCAACCTGAGAACCAACCAGGGGAAAGCAGATCAGGAAGCCTTCCTGAAAGACGTCGAGAACATGGGCATGACGGTAATGGACGCCGAACAGGGCCTGAAGCTGAAACTGATGCGTGATAGCGCAATGGCGCACCCGGCAGCGCGATGGCTGCTTGAGGCGGAAGGATTCTGCGAAGCCTCTCACTACTGGACGGATCCGGAGACTGGCGAGCTGTGCCGCATACGCCCGGACAAGCGCCTGAAGAATCACCCTGTCCTGCTGGACGTGAAGAAGGTTGCCGATATGGAGCGTTTCTCGCGCCACATTGAGGAATTCCGGTACCACGTACAGGACGCGATGTACCGCGAAGGCGCGCAGCAAACCACCGGCGATCCACATGGATTCTTCTTCCTGGCAGTGAGCGAAACCATTGACTGCGGCCGCTACCCGGTGCGGGTGTTCGAACTGGATGCGCAGGACGTGGACACAGGGCATGCGCTCTACCGCCGGGATCTGAATACCTATCACCAGTGCCGAGAAACAGGCCACTGGGGTGGATTTGAAGTTATTAAACGCCCTGAGTGGGCACGTAAACAGGATATGTACGTATGAGCAACGACATCGCAATCACTTCTCAGCCTGGCGCTACCGTCGGCACCGCCGCGGCAATCTTCAGCCCGGAAGGCATCAACCAGTTAGTGCGCTTTGCTGAGCTGATGGCTCAGAGCAGGGTTACTGTTCCGGCGCATCTTGCAGGGAAGCCGGCAGACTGTATGGCTGTAGCAATGCAGGCTGCACAGTGGGGAATGAACCCTTTCGCTGTAGCGCAAAAAACCCACGTCATTAACGGCGCGCTGGGTTATGAAGCGCAGTTGGTAAATGCAGCCATCACCGCAATGGCGCCAACAAAGGATCGCGTTCACTTTGAATGGTTCGGCCCATGGGAAAACGTGATCGGAAAGTTCATCGAAAAAACAAACGACAAAGGGAAAAAGTATCTGGCGGCTGGATGGTCAGCAACGGATGAAAAAGGGTGCGGGGTAAAGGTCTGGGCAACGCTGAAAGGTGAAAGTGAGCCTCGAGTACTGGACCTATTACTTACCCAGGCCCAGGTTCGTAACTCAACTCTATGGGGCAGCGATCCAAAACAACAACTCGCATATCTGGGGGTTAAGCGATGGGCCCGCCTGTATTGCCCTGACGTAATTCTCGGCGTCTACACCCCTGACGAATTGCAAGAAGCAGCACCGCGTGTTGAGCGCGATATTACGCCAACACCAGCGACTGCATCCGGCATGAACAAGCTGATCAACACCAAGCCTGAACAGTTGGCTGAAGAGAAACCAAAGAACAGCGACGACCGCGATCCAGAAGAAATTCTGTGCGCTTTCACTGACGCAGCGATGAACTACAACACGCTGAAGGACCTGGACAACGCTTACAAATATGTTGCCAAAAAGCTCGCTAACGATGATGAGCGTCTGGCTAAAGCTACCGACGTCTACAGCATTCGCCGCGAAGAGCTGAATCAAATCCCGATGTAATCACCACCGCGGCGCGCCCGGCGCCGCACTGAAAAAAGAGAGGTAACGATGAAAGGTGCATTAGGCAAAAAGGAACTGCTGGCGGTGGTGCCTGTATCGATGAGCACTATCGACCGCATGGAGAAAAACGGGGAGTTCCCTAAGCGTTTCTGGATCACAGACAAGCGCTGTGCCTGGAACAGCGAAGAGATCGAGCGCTGGCTGGACGAACGTCAGCAGAACGGCACAACGGAGTTTGCTGGAAAAAAGCCTCCGGTTGAGCAGCGAGTATTTCGCCCGGTTGGTAACGCGGCGTGACGTCGCTGGCGAGGTGCTGGGAAAGGTGGTCAGGATGGTTTCTGTACCTGGCCGCCGTATCCGCCTGGCTGTTCCTGCTGGCGGTCATTTTTCGAGAGGGTTGGATACGATGAATCGGATGGAAAAATACCACGCGGATTATGTCTCTCAGCGCAAAGCGCCCCCTCTTGTCGCCGTAACGCCGGCGGCAATGGAGATCGAGCAGCGCGCTATTGCTCGCGAGAACAAAGGCCAGTACCGCCTGGCCGCTCGCCTCTGGCTTGAGTGCATGGATGCGGCCACTGGCGAGGTTGAGCGGGCCCGTATCGCTATACGCCGAGATCAGTGCATTGGCCGCGGGAACCGGCTTCGCCAGGGATGCTATGCCGGGATCTGCGCCACAGCCGGGGTGATTTATGACTAACCCACACGACAGCATTCGCGTAGGCAGTATCACGCTGGTTTATTCGTCCGTGCGCCGTGGCTGGCTGGCGCCCGGCGGCCAGGTTATCCAGAACCCGCTGAAGGCTCAGCGCCTGGCTGAGCAACTGAATAGCAAGAAGGTGGCATCATGAAAGAACGCGGAATGATTTTTAACGGGGAGATGGTGCGGGCATTGTTGGATGGCCGAAAGACGCAGACGCGCAGGATTATAAAGGACTGCACGGTCGGAAGAGACCAAATTTCAAAATTCATTCAGATCGAGAAGAAGTTTATCGGCTGCTACCCGGAAGATGTACCTGAACTGATCAGGGAATGCTGCCCATACGGAATACCAGGCGATCGCATCTGGGTGCGGGAGGCCTTTCGGGTGCATAGCCGGGCTACAGACGTCGCCACCCTGGTATACAAAGCCAGCGAGCGAAATTCATGGACTGAGCAAACCCACCGTGTACCCGTAGCTGTCTGCAATAAGCCGGCAACGCCTGAGAAATGGACTCCTTCGCTGCACATGCCGCGCTGGGCCAGCCGCATTCTGCTGGAAATCACCGACGTGCGGGTTGAGCGGCTAAACGCTATCAACGAGCATGATGCTCAGGCAGAAGGCGTGGCGAAGCTACGAGGGGGCTTCTGGAAGCACTATCAGCCAGGCTGGACTCAACATCAACTGAGCGCCCGCGGCTCATTCGTAACCCTTTGGAAATCAATCTACGGCGACGAATCATGGAATTCCAACCCCTGGGTTTGGGTTATCGAGTTCAAGCGCGTTGAAGGCGGTGCGGCATGAGCGGAAAATACACCCTGATTTATAGCGATCCGCCATGGGCATACCGTGACAAGGCCGCTGACGGTGACCGCGGCGCCGGTTTCAAGTATCCAGTGATGAATGTGCTGGATATCTGCCGGCTGCCAGTATGGGAGCTAGCCGCCGACAATTGCCTTCTGGCTATGTGGTGGGTACCGACTCAGCCGGTAGAGGCGCTGAAAGTCATGGAAGCCTGGGGATTCCGCCTGATGACCATGAAGGGATTCACCTGGCACAAGACGAACAAGCACAAAGGGAACAGTGCGATCGGCATGGGCCATATGACCCGGGCGAACAGCGAAGACTGCCTGTTTGCCGTGCGCGGGAAACTACCTGCCCGCATGGACGCCTCGATCTGCCAGCACGTCACGGCGCCGCGCCTGGAGAACTCGCGCAAACCAGACGTTATCCGCGAGAAACTGGTGCAGCTGCTTGGCGATGTCCCACGCATTGAGCTCTTCGCACGCCAGTCTTCTCACGGTTTCGACGTGTGGGGGAATCAGTGCACGGCGCCGGCTGTTGAGTTGCTGCCAGGCTGCGCAGTGCCGGTAGTGAAGACGGAGGCCGCATGAACATTGCCGAAGAGGCCTCGCTGATACGACAACTCGAAGAGGCGCGCGCCATTATCAACCAGAGGAATGGTGAGATCCTTCACCTGCAGCGAGAAGCGGCGCGCTACCGTGAGCAGCGGGATTCTGCAAACGCGATGGTTAAGTTCCTGCGCGGTCTCTTTGAGAATTCTTCGAAGGCGACACAATGAGCCGCCTCCGGGCGGACTATTGTTCATTCATCCACTTTTCAAATGCAGACGGGGAGAACGGCACCAGGTCGTAATGCTCCCCGTTTATCCATGCATCAACCATATTTGCCCACTGCTGCAGCATGTAGGCCCGCTGCCGGGAATACTCTGCCTTGTTGTAAACCGCCCTTACGCCCTTCTGTTCATGCGCAAGCGCCTTCTCTATCCAGTCTGACGGGAATCCCGCTTCATGCAAAAGCGTGCTCGCTGTGCGCCGCAGGTCGTGCACCGTGAGAGGTTGCAGGCTATCCCCGGCATCCGCTGCCGCAGCAACCGCGCGATCGATGACTGAGTTCAGAGCGGCATTGGATAGCGGCTTACTGGTGCTGTAGCGACCTGGCAACAGATAATCACTCCCGCCGGCGCACATCTGCAGGCCTATCATCAGATCCTGCGCCTGAGGCGGCAGGTAGATGACGTGCGACCGGCTCCCCTTCATCCTGTCAGATGGGATCGTCCAGGTTCCTTTGCTGAAATCTACCTCTTTCCACGTCGCCATGATGAACTCGGTTTTGCGCACCATCGTGATCAGGATGAGCTTCACAGCCAGTTTTAAGGTTGGCAACGTGCTGACGGTATCGAGAGACCTGAACAGCACGCCGATTTCTTCCGGCTGCAGGCAACGGTCACGCGGTTTAAACATGGCGATCGCTGAAGGTTTGATATCTGCGGCAGGGTTGAATAACCCATGCCCGCGGTCATTAGCGTACCGGTAAACGCTGCTGATGATTTCACGCGCCTGCACCGCCGTCGCACGTCCGCCGCGCTCGACTATGCGATCGCAAAGATCACGCACCATAGGGGTCGTTATCTCGGACATCATTTTGTTTCCGAGAACAGGCAAAATATCCCGGTCGATTACTGATTGCTTCATAGCCCGTGTGCTGTCAGCCAGGACAACATGTTTCATGTAGGCGTCGGTATGTACCGTAAATGTTTCGGCGCCGCGGATCCGCTTGATACCGTCACGCTTCGCCGCAGCCGGCGACTGGCCTGCGTTCAGCAGTTTTTTAGCGGCTATCAGTTCATCCCTGGCTTCAGCCAGTGTGATACCGTCACGACCATACTGACCGATAACCAGCGTCTCCCGGCGGCCGTTGATGCGGTAATCGTAACGAAACGAGATGGTGCCTGAGATCAGCACGGCTACGTATAGACCGTCGCGATCGGAGACCTTGTACAT